CGACCAAAACATTGCAGCGTTTGTGGAGAAAAACCTCTTCGAGCTAATGATTGTTCCGTGGTATCGCACGCTAGAAGATGCCCTACTCATGTGCGAGTATGGTTACATGCCACTGGAAAAGGTATATGACTTTGATTCTGACGGAAAACTCATTCTCAAGAAGCTCGCGCCAAGACACCCACTAGATATTCAGGAATGGATTTACGACGCTGCTGGTGGTCCTGATGGTATTGTGATGGACCCCACCGAAGCCAATGGATTCAATTCGATTTTCATTCCAATTGAGAAGCTGGTTGTTTTCGTTCTAGAGCAAGAGGCTGGTGATATGCGTGGGATTAGCATTCTCCGTTCTGCCTATAAGCACTACTTCTACAAAGACACTCTCTATAAAATCGATGCGATTCAGAAGGAACGACACGGTATTGGTGTTCCTATCATCAAACTCCCCATGGGATTCACTGCATCCGACCGAACACTGGCCGACGACCTCGGCAGAAACCTCAGAACCAACGAGCGAGCCCATATTACTGTCCCTGCCAACTGGGAAGTCCTCTTCGCTAAGCTAGAAGGTATGCCAGTCGACTGCCTACCTTCTATTCAGCATCACAATGATCAGATTATGCAGAACATTATTGCGCCGTTCTATCGTGACCCAAATGCTAAAGAAGACGCAATGAACATGTTCTACAAAGGAACTAGATACATCGCCTCGACTATCGCTGACACTATGAACCGATACGTGATTAAGCAGCTTGTTGATTTTAACTTCTCTAGAGGCAAATACCCAATTCTTCGGGCTCGTCGCATTGGTGAGAATGAAGATCTACGGACTTGGTCCTTCGCCTTCCGTAACTTGGTAGGCGCAGGTGCAATTCAGCCAGACGATGTTCTAGAAGAGTTCCTAAGAGTGGAACTTGACCTACCACCGATGGACAAAGCTACCACAAGAATTCTACAACAGCCACAGAACCCGAACATGGATGACCCTAACAACCAGGCTAACCCTAAAGATGACAACAGTGATATCAAAGCCCAAGTTGACACGAATAACTTGTCCAACCCAGGAGATACAGTTGGGCCTCCACGAGTTGGGATGCCTAGACAGAAAACATCACCTCCTGTCTCCGCAGGATCGAAAAATATTGGTCGCGATAGATCTGGTGGTAACTAAGAATGGGAGAATATGATGCGACCTGAGCCAGTTCTGTCAGTTCGCCAACGAAGATTGGCTGAGCATCGGCCAGCGGTTGAGACAGTTCGTCAGAAGTCTGTCATTGAGCTGTCTGACCGGATGCAACGAGGGTTCAAAAAGAACGCGCAGAGGATTGCCAAGAAGCAAGGCATGCCATACGATAGGGCTGCTGCCATCCTGGCCGCGTCTAGTCGTCGCGCCTCCGCCGCAGCAAGACGCAAAAATCCCCGTCTTAATAAGGTAAAGGGAAAAGGGGATAACTAATGAAGTCCAGCTTCATTCTCGACGTCTCAGGTCTAACCTTTGACGAAACGAATGGTGTAGATGGAAGCTGGGTTCATGCCCTACCTATTGGCAATTACAAGCATCCTGTCTATGGCACAATTACGATCACAACGGATCGTGTCAAGACTTTCATGGATAATGTAAAGGCCAAGGTTCGAGGCATTGACCCAAGCATCAACTACAACCATGACAACAAGGATGTTGCGGCCGGCTGGGTGAAGGATGCTGACGCCCGGGCAGATGGTCTGTGGCTCTTTGTAGAATGGGTCAAGACGGCAGCGGAAAAGATCAAGAACAAGGAATGGCGTTACTTCTCCTCGGAATTCGAGGATGAGTGGGAGGACCCACAGGGTAAGAAGCACAAGGATGTTATTCTTGGTGGCGCCCTGACGAACCGACCATTCATGAAGAACCTCGTGCCTGTTAACCTGTCGGAAGAGACCTACAATCTCGCTTTTGACCTGGTTGCAGCGGCAACAGGTGCCGATCCGGATTCCCTGAAGGGGGGTAACATGCCACTAAGTGAAGACGACCTCAAGAAAATCGTTGAAGGTGTTGCTACCAAGCTTGCTGAGGGTGCGGTAAAGCCGGATCCTAACCAGCCAACGAAGAAGCTCACTGACATTCCTGAGCTAAAGGCGCTGGCAGAAGAGAACCCGATGGTTGCTACGCTCATCCAGTTTGTTGAGACGCAGAACCTGGAGATTTCTACTACGTCTAAGACGCTCAAAGAAGAGCGGATTAAGAACCAGCTGAACGAATTCGACAAGTCGAAGATTGTCATGACGCCAGTAGCCAAGAAGCTCGCTGGTGACATCATGATGCAGCTGGACGAGTCACTCCAGGAGCCATTCTGGAAGCTGCTCACGGAAATGAAGCGTGGTTCTTCGTTCCTAGTAGAGCTAGGTGAGCGGGCTGGCGCCACTGTGAACTATGGTTCACACAAGTCGGCTGTGAAGCAGTTCGAGGAAGCAACCAAGAAGCTTCAGACTGAAGAGAAGCTGAGCATGTCCGACGCGCTAGAGCGTGCAGCGGCTGACGACCCAACCCTATATGCTCGTTACCGTCAAGAGCTAATGGAAGGGGTCGGTAACTAATGGCTGGTGTAGGCGCAAACTTTGTTCTAGATAAGGGCTGGCCAGTCCTATCTACATACAACTCGTCAGCGGCTGCTGGTGTGCTTGCATTCCGTGTTGTCGGCTTTGGCGCTGGTGGTACTATTGACATCAACGCAACCTCAACCGCCCGTTCTGTGGGTGTTGTTCAGGAAAACGTTGACGCGGTTAAGGTTGCTACTGGTAAGGTTATTGCTGATGTCCGGATGATGGGTATTACCACGGTGCTTTGCACCACGGCGGCATCCATTGTGCTTGGCTCAGTAGTTTCACCAACTACTTCTGGTGGCGTAAAGCTGGCTGTTGCTACCAACATTCCAATCGGAATCGTTGTGGGCATTACTGGTACCATTGCCGATGGTAACCTTATTCAGGTGCTTCTGACTCCTGGTCTACCAGTTCTGTAATCGAAGGGAGGGGGACTAAATGGCGGCTTACAGCCCAACGGGTTCTGGTAACGTTCACACCGATGCGATTTTGTCGCAGATCAGTGTTGCGTGGCCAAATAATGGGTTAGTCGGTGAGGCTCTTCTACCTTCGGTGAAGGTAATGAAGCAGTCTGACAAGTACTACGTCTTCGGTCGTGAAGGTTGGCTACCAGAAGATGACAACCGTGCGCCTGGTACTGTGGCGAACGAGATCTCGGGTTACCAGCTCTCGACGGACACCTACTACGCTCGCGAACACTCTCTTCAGATTCCCGTAACGGACGAAGAGCGTGACAATGTTGATTCACCACTCGCGCCTGACCGTGATGCTACTGAGCTAGTTACGTCCAAGATTATGCTTGGCCGTGAGGTTGCCATCAAGACGCTGGTTACCACCACAGGTAACTATGCTTCTGGTCTAAGCACAACGCTAGCTGGTGCTGCTCAGTGGAACTCTGCTAACTACGCAACGTCGGACCCAATTTCCGATCTGCGTACTGGCAAGCTGGCAGTACACGCACGCATCTTCATGGAGCCAAACACTCTGGTAGTTCCTTACCAGGTGATGGCGGCTCTAGAAGACCACCCTGATTTCCTAGAGCGCATTAAGTACTCTGAGCGTGCCATTTTCAGCCCAGAGCTACTTGCGGCTATTCTAGGGTTCAGCAAGGTTGTTGTGCCTGGTGTTGGTATCAACTCCGCAAACCCTGGTGCTGCTGCCTCGCTCGGCTACCTGTGGGGCAAGGATGTTGTTATGGCCTGGGTGCCACCACGGCCAGGTCTAAAGATTCCTGCCTTTGGTTATGAGTTTACCTGGGGTACCCAGTATGTTGACCGTTGGCGTGAGGAACCACGGAAGTCGGATCTGATCCGTGCTTCTCGTCGGTATGACCTTAAGCTCGTGGCGCAGGGTGACCCTGGTACTGCTGATGCAGGTAAGGCAATTGCAGGATACCTCATCAAAGCCGCGATTGCGTAGTTGAGGAGAATCATGCCTAAGAAACTATTTGCCGTAACCAACCTTAAGTTCAGTGCCGATCCGTCTGAATTCATCAACGCTGGCGATGAAGTTCCTACGGACAAGTTCACTAAGGAACAACTTATTGAGCTGCACGATGCTGGTGCAATCGAGGTCAAGGTTGTTGACGAGGAGCCTAAGGGCAAAGAACGCCCAGGCCCACTCGATGACCCAGACGTAGAGGTAGTGGACGAAACTGCGGCTGGTAAGGCCAAGGCAGAAAAAGACGCAGCTAAGGCTGAAGCTGATTCTAAAGCAGCAGCAGAGAAAGAAGCGGCCGCCGCTGCTAAGACTGCCGATACTCCAGAAGTAAAGGCCGCAAAGGCTGAAGACGCTAAGGCTGCGGAAGCTGCGGCTGCTGCTGGCGCTGCTGCGGCACCAAAAACAACTCCAGCTCCGGCCACAACCAAGCCGGAGGATAAGAAGTAAGATAGGGGAGTAATGGCACGTATTACCCCCGATGACGCACAGGGGTGGGGAGAGGCTACCAAGCTTAATCTCTCCACCCTTGACGCGTCATTGCTGAACCAAATAGAAACTGAGATAATATCTAGGCTGAATAGTGCCTACGACACTACCCTGTGGGTAGATGATCTAACTACGCCAGATCTGGTCAGAGTTATCATTGCCAAACTGTATGTTGCCTTCTTCTATGACAGACAATACAGTGAAAATCAAGATGAAGGTAATGACTACGCAGCGCTACTGCGGGCAAATGCTGAAATGCTGATGACTGGTCTGATTGATGGCACCATAGATATTCCCGGTGTTCCACAGGTAGGCAGTGGCCTTGGTGCTAGTTATTATCCTAATGATGCTTCTTCAGCATTAGAACCTACAACTGAAGATCCGTCGCTTGGACCGGCAAGGTTCTCAATGGGCCGAGTGTTTTAAATGACTAGTCCATTCCCTCGGCCGACGCCGTTTATGCTTTCGCAGGCTGTGCAGAGTGGCTTAAAGATACCAGCTATTGAAATTGATCCTCGATTTAACTTCGTACAGGGTGCCTTTCTCTTCGCCAGTGATATCGACAAAATGGAAATGGGATTCAAAACCTGGAGAAAACCACTTATTGAAGCTAGAGATGCAGTGGTGATTCCATCAGTACGAAAGAACTTTGATTCTGAAGGTCGACCAAAATGGCAAGCATTAACGTCTGGCACAATACAAAATAGATTGTATATGGGCTATCCTCGTGGACCAATTCTCCACAGATCGGGACGACTTCGCAAAGCTGCAACTAGAAAAAATATTTGGGAATTGGTTAATGCGGTTGGTAATCAAGGCTATGACATGCTTAGTTTGCGAACCACCTATTTAGATGGACTAGTACCATATGCAGAATTTCACCAGTTAGGTGCTGGTACAAGACGTAACAGAGTAATAGGACGAATAAAAGGTTCCATTAGTCAAACTGGTGAATTTGGTGGATTCAATTTTCGCTTTGATCCGGCTAAACCAGAAAAAGGCGAAGACACTAGAACATTTAGGATGCCACCTCGTCCGTTCATTCAGCTAACTGTTGATGAAGAAGTAGAAATCTATGGGATTTTCTTTAACTTCATGTCTGATCAGGTTGATAAATATTGGGGTCCAGAATCTAGGGGACTAATCTAATGGCTGTGCATACTGATGATGATGCCGTAGTGGCTCAGGCCATCGAGGCGTTAGTCATCGCAAACAAAGCTGAACTTCTATTAGACGATGTGCTCTATGGCGACCACAACATGATACCTCATGCTTCTGCTGCTATCATCATGCCTGGCGGCATGCGACGAACTCTTGCTGGTGTGTCACAGCCTGGCGGTAGAACACAAAATGACATGGTAGTTGAAGTTGTGTTGCACTGGAGTCGAGTTGGTGACGAAGCTACCGAACGCAAAGCGGCAGATGCTCGTGGAAAAGCGTTAGAGCGAAAGCTTCATGAAGATACCACCCTGGGTGGTATCATCATTCATGGCTTTGTTAATCAGACTGACAAAGGCAACACTATCATGGGTAACAACAACATGTTTCGCACCGTACGAATGGTTTTTGTGGCACAAACGAAGACGTATTTGTCACCGCCGGCCGCACCGTCATAGGAGTAGCCATGCTACGATTTGAAGTAGAATCGGATAGAGACGTACTAGTCGACGGTATTGGCTTGCTTCCGGCTGGTGAGGCTGTTCAGGTCACCGAAGATATGGTACGAGACTTCGAAATGCGTAATCACACTAAACTGGCTGGAGCGAATCTGCCAGCTTATGTGCAGGTATCCGTAGTTCTAGATGCAGAACCTACTGAGTAGAGGGGAGGGTAGCTATGGCAATTGGAATTGGTGCCTCTGGTATCGCGGGTATCGCTGTTGAGCAGTTATCGCCACCAGTGGCTACATCTGCAACTCCATCAGCAGGTGGTGCACTGACCGCAGGTACCTACAAATACTACATTACTGCCATTAATGCCAATGGTGAAACGACTATCAGCAATGAAATTTCTGGTACTACCGCTGCTGGTAACCTAACACTGGTCTTACTGTGGGCAGCCGTTGCTGGTGCAACAGGATACAGAATTTATCGTACTGCCGCTGGTGGTGCTACTGGTTCTGAACTGTTCTTAGCCGCTGTTGGTGCTGTTACCACTTATAACGATGCGGCAGTTGGTGCACCAGCTGGTGCTTACCCATTGACTAACACAGCAGTGTCGCCCGGTACCTTTTTTGCTCCGACGAAGTTCTTCCCATTCAACAGTGAATCGTTGAAGCTAATGGAAGACACGGTATGGCGCCGGCCAATTCGGCAGTCTGCCGATATCATTGGTGCTGTTCCCGGTAATTTCCACCCAGAAGGTGACATTGCACTGGAGTCACTTGAAGATGTAGTGCTCTGGTTCCTGTGGGCATCACGTACGGCCATCGTGAAATCGGGTTCTGCACCTAACTTCACTTACATCATTACGCCGACAGCCGCAGCTGTGGCTAACAAGACGGTGTCGCTGACACTGGTGCGTAATGGTATTGTCTTTGGTTACACGGGCATCTGTCTATCTAGCTTCACCTTTGGTATTGACAATGGGCTGTTAACATTCCAGACCAGTGTTCAGGGCCGGGATGAGACAGTACAATCGCTGCCTGTGCCGACCTGGCCAACAAGCACACCATTTGGTGCGGGTATGTATACCATTGAAGTACCAACTGGGTCGACAGTGCTTGACACTGATACCTTTGAATTCACGGTAGAAGACAACGCAGAGGCGCAGTTCCGACTCAAGTCCACAGGACGTGGCGCGCAGTTCATCAAGTATGGCGAGCGCAACTCGACCATGACGATGGAACGTGACTTCGAAGCCCGCACTGACTATGACCTATTCAAAGCTGTTACCGCTCAATCTGTTACACTCACAGCATCCAAAGGTATCAACAACCAAATCATCATGTTAGCACCAGTAGCAATCAAAGATACCTACGAGGTTGGTCTCAGTGGACAAGGCGATCTGGTTCGCGCGTCTATTGCGTACCAGAATATCATTGATGGTACAGGCAAGTCTTGGCAGATTACCATTAAAACTCAAGAGGATATTATTCCTTAGAATTGCGTTCACTTGGATGTACGTGCCAGCTGTAATGATGCTGGTGTTACTACCGTTCGTTGACCAGCTTAAGGTCATTGCTATTACATATGGCCTTATCCTTGTCACTAATATAGCAGATGAGGTATTCCCTAAAATGCCAGTAGCAGTTATTACCAACTCGCAAAGCGACAAAATCGATTTGGAAACCTGCCCAGGCGGATACGTTATTGTGCGTAGAATGAATTATGGCGAGAAACTACTCCGCGACGGCATGGCTGCCAAGTTCCTGATGAGTGGTAGTGCAAAAGATTCTTCCATGCAGGGCGAGATCGACATGCAAACCGAAGAGGTGGCCCTGTGGGAGTTTGCCAATCTCATCGTGGAACATAATCTAACTGATGCCAACGAAGTAGCATTGAATTTCAAAGTCAAAGCACATGTTAAGATGCTTGATCCTAATGTTGGTGATGAAATCGGTAGACTAATTGATGCCCAAAATGCAGCACAGAATAGCGAAGAAGTAAAAAACTCCTAAGCGAGCTACGAAAGGTGGCTATTGTACCAAAGTATAAAACTTCAGATCCATCTGCCTCAGCAATATTAAAAATAATAAACTTGTGTGATCGGTTCCACGTTCTACCTAATGCTGGTGGACTGTTGGATCAGGATAGTTTGTTTGTATTCCTTCTGTATAACTACATGACCTGGGAGTCTGAACGACAAGAGTTAGATGTACAGAGGGCTAAGCAAGGTATGCCATCTCAGTAGTAGGAGTTGTTAGTGCCATTCAGTGCAACTCGCGACTTATGGTTAGTTCTCAAGGCCCGTGATGAAGGTTCACGGGCCATGCGGAGTTTCTCCAGAGACATTCGCATGGTTGGTGACAATGTTAGAATGGCCAACCTACAAGCTTCGCGTTCTGCACTTATCAATCAAATGGCAACACAGCGGCTCACTGGTGCTTCACAGGCAGACCTATTAGTTACTCAGCGGCGGATTCAGGGCATTGACCAAGAGATTGGTGCAATGCGAATCGCTCGGGCTGAGATGGAAGAGAGTAGATTCTCAGCTCAACGATTGGGTTCTGCCCTTGGTGGTGCTGCCGGTATACTTACCGCTGCTGGTACCGCCATGACTGCTCTTGGTGCGTTCGGAGTAATGGGCCTAAAAAACCTCGTTGATAGTGCTGTGGCATATGAAAAGCAAGCCGCCATGACACGAACTCAGGTTGATAAATTCGCATCCTCGCTCAAAGATATCGAAGACATTGGTCTACGGGTAGCCAAATCTATTGGTGTACCCTTTGAACAGATTCAACCAGCGCTGTTCGACATCTTCTCCTCAATGGAAGTCGGCGCAGCCGATGCGGAAGTGTTACTAAATACTTTTGCTAAAGCTGCTGTTGCTGGCCAAACGGATATTCAATCTGCTTCTCGGGCTACTATTGGTATTCTAAACGCATTCCAGCTGCCTATTTCTGAAGTCAATCACCTTATGGATGTGCAGTTCCAGCTGGTCCAAGAAGGTATTGGTACATACGAAGAGTGGAATGCACGCATTGGTTTGGTGACACCATCGGCGGTTCGATTTGGTCAGTCCGTAGAAATGATGGCAGCTGCATTAGCTGCCTCTACTCGTATGGGTATCTCTGCGGCGAGATCTGGTACCTCCGTTGCTCGTGCTATGGACGCGATGTCAAATCCAACAGCTATCGAAAATTTAAGAGAACTTGGTATTAATGCAACAAATGCGGAAGGCAGCTTCCGCCCAATGATTGACATTTTGTTTGAGTTCCGCGACGCAATTAAAGATCTACCAGAAGAAGATAAAATCAAGCAAATCCTTGAGGTATTCAAGGGTGCTGGTGGAACAATTGAAGCAC